ACACAGTCCATTGAAGGTATTCACAGGAAAGGAATAATTAGTTCCCTGGAAGAATCCACCACGGTTCGTGATAACACGACCGTATCTGGCAAGAAACTTCTCACTAACTTTAACATTAGCTCCATCATTGAACACCATCTTGCACTCAATGTTCTTGTTGTCACCGACATTAGACTCAGGCAAATAGCCTGTAATGTCCTTCTGGTCTCCCATCTCAGGGAGATACCAGAGGCTCAAATCACCCTTAATCTTCACAGTGGAAGCAGGGTCGAGCATAACAACACAATGATTGCCAGCAGGTCTGCGAACAGTAGCCTTCATCGGCTTGTCGGGAACAACATGAGTGGGCAAAACCCACAAGTTGCTCTCGAGCGGAACAAGATTACAAAATTCTCCATCTTCCTTCTCAAGAACGCACTGACGCTTCTTCAAAACATCAATCATGCGATCATAAGAAGTTGTCGCGGCAAGTTCACCACGCTCGACTTCAAACTTATTCCTGTTCTCACGGACCAATCGTCCAACATCACCCCACCATGGGGTTTCGTTCTTACGATAATCCTTTTCGTTCTTAACGAAACCTTGGTTATCACCTTCATCTTCGCCACTCTGGTTAACAACCAGAGTCTTGAAGTACAAGGTAGCAGCTGAGCGCAAAATGCGCCAAAGCCACAAACCACCAAGCGCGTACAAAACACGCTTCTTGGTTTCCCAAGAAAGTCCACCAAACCAAACAGATGGTCGAGGACAAGTGGTATAACGAGTAATCATCTCAGCACGCATCTGCATAACCTTCCAATAAAGGAAAGCAAAATAAACGCAGAGCGAAAAGATGAGAACAAAAGCTCCGTACTGAGCACCGTTAAGCTCATAGAACAAGACCATAACAATAACAATTGCGAGGTTAACAGCATACTGCTGCATCACCTCCAAAATGGTCTGACGGTAGTTGAATCCAATAAACAACATTCCAGTGCGGCTAAGGAAAAATTCCCTAAGCCAATCATCGACCTGACTGCAAACTCTCTCCTCGAGAGCAAGATACCAGTCACGTACGACAGCAACACCTGGAAGGCCCATTTGAGAATCAAGTTTCTCGCATGAGCAAAGTTCATCGGGGGCTCCACAATCGGAGCAAATGGGCATCTCAGCGTTAGCAAGCTGTCCAGCAACGAATGCACGCTGCTGAGCATAATGCTCAAGGGCCTCCTCACGGAGGAAATCCAAAAGCTGCTTAATATCGATCCAAGTATCTTCACCAAAGAAGTACTTGTTCTCAAAGCTTTGCGTAACCTTCGACATTTTGGTAGAAGACTCATTAGGACGCACTCTAACCGTATAAGGACGGAATAGAGCATAATCAGGGAACTGATCGTTCGCCATGTGAGCAATCTTAGCACTGTCAAGGCGGGTAGTACCCTCCTTGCAATACTCCGGACGGACTTTCTGTTCAATATGAACATTAAACCGACGGTGAATTGCCTCGGGTTCAACAACCCAAGAAGCGGCATTCAAATGAGCAACGTTGGTAGTGGCGGTAACCACACGAGGGTCAAGCAAAATCTGACCCTTCTTATCAGCCTCTGCTACAGTAGCAGGCATGGGCTGATTGTTACACAACATAATAATCTTCTCCAAAGGATTTTCGGTAGCCTTGTCAGGCACCGTCTGGCAAATATCATCAATCCTGATGATAGTGTGGAAAGTGGCAATTCCCGACATAAACTTATCCTGTTCATTCAAGGAAAAGCAGTTCTCGGGAGAATTGTCGTATCCACCAACACCTGCAACATAACGCCCAATGGCGCTAGCGATGCAAGTTTTGCCGACACCGGCACCGCCGGTGAAAAGTGCAGCAAAAGGGGCCTCACGAAGAGTACCCTTCTTTTGCTTGCAACGTCCAACAACAACCTTGCG